ATGTTGTCCATCATCCACCGCAGCACTGGGTGCCCGCCGTGGGCGATTTTCTCCTCCAGCACCAGCTTCATCAGTTCCTTGGTCGGTGGGGACATATCCTTAAAACCCTGACCGAAGGGAACGACTGTAAAGCCCATGCCCTCCAGGTTCTGCACCATCTGCACCGCGCCCCAGCGGTCAAAGGCGATCTCCCGAATATTGAACCGTTCACCCAGCTGTTCGATGAATTTCTCGATGTAGCCGTAGTGGACCACATTGCCTTCAGTAGTCTGCAAAAAGCCCTGACGTTCCCAAAGGTCATAGGGAACGTGGTCACGGCGGACACGCAGATCCATCTGTTCCTCCGGTATCCAGAAGTATGGAAGGATCACATATTTGTCATCTTCATCCTCCGGTGGGAACACCAGCACAAAAGCCGTGATATCCGTAGTAGAGGACAGGTCCAGACCGCCATAGCAGACGCGACCTTCCAGATCATTCTCGTTTACGGCAAAGGAGCATTTATCCCATTTATCCATCGGCATCCATCTGATAGCCTGCTTTACCCATTGATTGAGCCTGAGCTGCCGGAAAGCATTCTCCTCAGCGGGATTTTGTTTTGCGGACTCGCAGGCGGCTTTTACCTTATCGATGCCGACCGTAATACCGAGAGAGGGGTTTGCCTTTTTCCACACTTTTGGGTCCGTCCAATCATCAGCCTCATCTGCGCCATAGATTACCGGATAGAAGGTCGGATCGATTTTGCGTCCGGCCAGAATATCCTGTGCCTTCTGGTGCGTTTCATAGCAGATAGACTTTGTATCCGTACCGGCAGTCGTGATAAGGAAATATAAAGGCTGCATACGCGCATCGCCAGAGCCCTTGGTCATAACATCAAAGAGCTTTCGGTTGGGCTGCGTGTGCAGCTCATCAAATACCACGCCGTGGATATTAAAGCCGTGTTTACTGTAGGCTTCTGCAGAAAGCACCTGATAGAAGCTGTTGGTAGGAGCGTAAACTATACGCTTGGTGGCCGTTAGGATTTTGACGCGCCGGTTAAGCGCCGGACACATCCTGACCATATCGGCTGCCACTTCAAAAACAATGGACGCCTGCTGACGATCCGCAGCGCAGCCGTAGACCTCTGCACGTTCCTCACCGTCGCCGCATGTGAGCAGGAGTGCCACCGCAGCGGCCAGCTCCGATTTGCCCATCTTCTTGGGTATCTCAATGTAGGCGGTATTGAACTGTCGGTAGCCGTTGGGCTTGAGCGTTCCGAAGATATCTCGGATAATCTGCTCCTGCCAGTCAATTAGCTCGAAGGGCTTTCCGGCCCATGTGCCTTTCGTGTGGCACAGACACTCTATAAAACCGACCGCGTAATCCGCAGCGTCCTGATTGTAATAGGAATCCTTAGCTGCAAACTGCGTCGGTTTATATTTTTTCAGCTTACGGATAGCCGGTCACCTCCTTCCGAAAAGCATAAAAATAAGCCGCCTGAGCGACTTCTTCCGTAACGAGGAACAGAGCCATCCGGCTCAGTCCCAAGGGCATATTCAAATGCCGTTTCTTAGTTATAGTTGTTCAGCAGAATGCAAAGCGCCATTTCTGCTTCCTTGCAGGTAGGCTCTACATCCCATTCTCTGTCATAGTTGCATACGATCTGGCCATCAATCTTGATCATCAGCTTGCTGATCTTGCCGCCGTTGATCCCGTAGGTCTCGCTGGGTTCCTCGTAATGCTTCACCCAGTAGTGACAGACCTTGTACTTATCCTTAATGTTGGCATCCGGGATGCCGATGGTTCCTTCGCTCCACATACCCGGCACCTCCTTAGTTCAGCTGGAAGCGGATGCCCATGATCTCAGAGGGCTCCTCGTCTCCCCAGCGGGTTTCCTGTCTCGTGATGGTGCAAAGGCCAAGCATCGTGCAGCCCTGCGCAGCCAAGGCGTGAAGGTTTTCCATCACCGCTGTGCTCTGGTTTGTGTAAACAAAGGTCTTGATCCCGGCCTCGCGGAGCGCGTCAATGAAATCCTTAACTTCCTTATCCCAAAGGAAATCGTCCATCTCCAGTTCGTCTTCCTTACGGGAAAGGCTCTGTGTAAAAGCGCGGTAGGCTTTGCAGGTTCCCTGCTCGAAGGGGAATTTCATCGCTTCCTTCTCAGCGTACCAAGTTTTCAGTTCCTCGCTGTCCCAGCCGTAGGTGTCGATGATATGCTGCTTGCGGCTTTCGTGAGCTGCGCGGCGCTCCTCGTATTCGTGGCCGAGGCACTTCAGGTTTTCAAAGTAGGTGTTGTTTGCGTTCATGGTGTTTACCTCCGTTCGTTTTGGTATGTACATATATCACTCTGAAAGCACATAATAGCAAGCTATTTTTGCGTTATTTTCGGGCATAATCTACACAAAGATTCGGGTAGAAAACTGTGTACTTTATGCCTCGCCTGTCAGAATGAAATGCACATATTCCTTGCGGTTTTCTTCGAGGTAAACAACCAGCTCGTAGAAGTCACGTTCGTAGGCAAGGCGCTGGACCGCATTCACATCAAACATGTTCGTCAGGCCCGTGTCGCGGATCGCCAGAATCTGATCCTTTATGGTTTCAGTCATGATCCGCCACCACCTTGCATTCATCTTCACCGTAGGCAATGGAGAGACCGGAACCGTTATCCCAATTCACCATGATGGAACCGATGTCGTCCACGCCGACTACGGTGCCTCTGGTACCAATAGGCGGGGCCTGTACGTCGTCCATCTTCAAAAGCTCGACGCGGCTGCCGGGTTTGAAGCGCTCACGCAGTGCCTGCAGGCGTTCTTTTGAAATCACTCGCATACTGACACCTCCTTTGCCGGTGTGCCGTTACGGAAGGCGGAGCTGCCGGAAAGATTGCGGAGCAGGATTTTGCGCTCCGTTTTGTAATCCGCGCCGATAAAACCGAGGCGGAGCAGAAAGCACCGGAATGCGTATTTGTCATTGTCGGTTTCCTTTTCCTTGGCGGTAACACGTTTCTGGTTCCTTGCCATCTCGCACAGGGCCGTAATGAAGTGGGTGTAGGCTCTGACCTCATCCGGATCAGTCTCGGTGGTGAACCAAGGGAAGGAGAGCTTGTCGTCCTCCTCGGTGATTGGAAGCTCCGTCACATCCAGTGCCTTTTTTATCAGGCTGCCCTTGGCCTCAATGAGCCTGTGCAGGTTATCGAGGGAGTCTTCTGTGAAGCTGGCTTTCGGCATCTGCACCACCAGACCATATTCATTGGAAGCGACCTCTGGCCGCGTATCTTCTTCAGCGGTAAAGCCCGCATCTGAAAGGGCAGCCTTGACTGCTTCGATGGTGGTGTCGTCGGTGCGCTCGTCCCAGACCACCGCTCCGTCTTTTTCGACGGTGATGCCCGCGATAACGTAGGCGCAGGTTGGCATGCGCATGTACACGGGCTTCATGCCGATGACCTCGGAAATGATCCTGACCAGAGCTTTGCGCTCGTCTCCGGTTACGTTGTAGGTTGCTTTCATGGAAAATCCTCCTTTGTGTTTTTTGGTAGGTACATATATCACTCTGAACGCCTGTAATAGCAAGCGTTTTCGGGAAAATATATGCACCAAATCTGGCTGGAGGATTTTGTGTTTAATCGTTGATTACTGACACATCTTCATAAGCGTAAGTCAGGCCGTCGCGCTGAAGCGAAACGCCGTCAGCGGAGCCGACCTGTTCTATATACCTTTTTACAATTACATCGCAGAATTTTTCATCCAGCTCGATGGTGTAGCAGGAGCGATCTGACTGCTCACAGGCGATGAGCGTGGAACCGGAGCCACCGAAAGGATCGAGAACCAGCGTGTTACTCATGCTGGAATTCATAATCGGATAGGCCAGCAGCGCAATCGGCTTCATGGTTGGATGATCGCCGTTCTTCTTGGGTTTGTCATATTCCCAGACCGTGGTTTCCTTTCGACCTGCGTACCATTCGTGCTTGCCGGATTTCTTCCAGCCGAAGAGCACAGGTTCATGAATCCATTGATAAGGGCTGCGGCCCAGAACAAGAGAGTTCTTTTTCCAGATGCAGCAGCCGGAGAGGTAGAATCCCGCGTCGGCAAAAGCCCTGCGGAAGTTCAGCCCTTCGGTATCCGCATGAAACACATATATGGAGGCATCGTCCGCCATCGCTTTTTCCGTGAGCGTGAAAGCGTCCAGCAGGAATTGATAAAAGGCGGCGTTTGCCATGTTATCGTTTTTGATCTTTCCTGCGCTGCCTTCGTAGTTCACGTTATACGGCGGGTCCGTCACCACGAGGTTTGCCTTGGCACCTGCCATCAGAAGCTCGAAGGTTTCTGCCTTGGTGGAATCGCCGCAGACCAGACGGTGCCTGCCCAGCGTCCAGACGTCACCGAGCTTTGACATAGCGGGCTTTTTTAATTCTTCCTCTACATCAAAATCATCATCGTGAATGCCGTCTTTCATACTGTCCTTAAACAAGGCATCCAGCTCGGCGGGTTCAAAGCCGGTGAGGGATACATCAAAATCCGCGCCCTGCAGATCCGCGATGAGCAGTGCCAGCTTCTCCTTATCCCAATCGCCGGAGATTTTGTTCAGCGCGACATTGAGCGCCTTTTCCTTCTCTTCGGAGAGCTCCACAACGACGCATTCGACTTCCGTGATACCCATATCGATCAGGACCTTCAGGCGCTGATGCCCGCCGACCACGCGACCGGTTGTCTGATTCCAGATAACAGGCTCCACATAGCCAAATTGCTCGATGGAGCGTTTCAGTTTTTCGTATTCCGGATCACCGGGCTTCAAATCCTTACGCGGGTTATAATCCGCAGGGATGAGCTCGGTAACTTTCTTTTTCTCTATCAGCATATCAGTCCCCACTCAGCGAACTTTTCAAAGCCGCCGACGCGGTCAATGAAAGCTCTCGCTGTTTCTACGATTCTCTCGTATGGAATACCATCTACAGCATCATCACCAATGGCACAGATGAGCTCGACAGGCGTTCCGGTTTCCTGCGCCTTGAGCCATGCGTATATGTTCACGCTGACATCAGCCTTGGACAGATCTTTGCCATGCAGACCACCGCCTGTTACAGAGTCGCCCATATCAGAGCCGAGCTTCCGGTTAACAGCACCGGTATCTACATCGGTGCCGCCGGTCCAGTCACCGAGCGGATTGATCTCGGCCTTCGGATAGGCCTCGCGCAGGTGATAGGTCTTGGCGTTACTCTGGCAGATGATCAGGCGGGCCTCGTCCAGAATGTATTTGCCGTCACAGCCGTAGATGGCATAGATTTGTTTTGCAATCTCCGCCAGCGCTTTCTGCTCCGCTGTTACGGGCATGCCTTTGAAGATGCCATTATCGCCGCAGCGGATGCCCGCGCTCTGATTATCTGCCAGATGTTCATCCTGCGGGACTTCGACATAATCGGACAGTACGCGATCACCGCCGATGCGGTAAACAATCGAAGCCACCTCATCATTGGTAATAT